CGGGTTGGATTGCGCCAGTTGCAGTTGCGTTTGCGCCAATGTGACACGTTGCGCCATCGAGAAGATGTTCGGATCAGAGACCGGGATGACATCAATACGGTCGTCAAAGTCCGCTTGTTTGATGTTTTGATCCGCTCCTATCACCTGATACGGATAATTTGGCGGCAAATAATCACGAATAAGTGATGAAATGAGACGGAACTCTATCTTTTGCGCATAATGAAGACGCTTGTGAATCGCCGACATGACCTTCATGCCGCGCTCAAGCATCGCCACAGTCGTGCCGACTGGCATTTCCTGGTTCATGTTGCTGACTTGCTGGTCTGCAATCGATACAAACCGGCGGCCAGACTCAACCAATACGCCTAAGAGTTGTGCGAGGGTTGCTGAGGGTTCTTTAAACGGAAGCGGGATGATGGAATTCCGTATGTCTCCGCCAGGAGCATCAATATCCCGGAACTCGCCAGGGGAAAGCGGCTCATCGTCGTTACGAATTCGGATTCCCCGCGCTTTGAAGCCGGAAGGAAGGTTCGCCAGTGTACCCGCATCAATTAACTGCCTCAAAATTGAAGTGACTGCTTTGCCCAGCCCTCCAATCATGTGGATCAGACCGAACCCGTAAAACCCTAGTCCTGGAAGAAACTTGTAATGAACGAAATACTGTTGCTTGCGCTTCAGTGGATCGCCCTCTGCATAGTTCCTGCGGATCGCCAGGATCTCGCCAGAACCCAGATCAAGCGTCACGATGTACGGTAGCTTGATTCCTGTTGGCTCGCCAGTTTGATCGGTATCTTCAAAACCTTCAATATCTAAATCAGTGTGCACCTCAAGAACTGTGAGTTGCTCATCAATATCGTTGCGTTCTACTCCGTCCAGCTCTCGAACTTTCTGTTTAACCTCGTCCTCATAGCTCTCATAGTCAGCAGAAACATCAACATCTCGGTAGACACCAGCAACCTGTAGCTTACGAATTTGATTCTCGTCCATGCGAAGAACGTGTGTAATGCGCGACGCAGTAGCAAGGTCGCTCGCCGTGTAGGGGACAACCAAGTCTTCTGCAGGCACAAATCGAGATACGGGTCTTTGTTTAGTTTCATCGTAATAGACTTTCTTGAAAGTAGATCCAGACAGTGGCAAATAGAACAGCATCTGATCCGTATCAGGATCAAACTCTTCCATGACCTCTGTAATCATGTAATTCATGTAATTCTTGACGCGAGTTGCTTGGTCCTCGACCTCTGGGGTCTTTGCGCCCATGATGTTTGTGCGAACAGGGCCGCCTGCTGGCAACAATTCTTTGTAGGCTTGCGCCTGGAACTGTGTGACTGATTCTGAAATTATTGGGTGAGTGACTCCAGACGCGCCTTGGAAGGGCTGCGTCCGCTCCTGATACTTGACTCCCAGGAGGTCGAGTCCTTTGGTATAGCCATCTTCCCACTCGGACCGCGAATCTTGGTCTGTTTCAAAATGCTCACGAAGTTCTGACGAAATCTCTCCAAGGATGGAATCATCCAACACCTCCGCAAGGTTTGCGTTGTGGTCGTATTGCTCTGCCTGTACCTCTGCGCCACCTGCGCCGCCCATCAGAGCCTGAATAATCGCGCCACCTGCGCCATCTTCCATGATTTCCGCGCCACCAGCAAAGTCTTCAACCTGGGGTAGCTCGACTTCCATGCCTGGAACAGCCTCTAAAGCTGAATCCACCATGCCCATCATTCGATCAGGAGGTACTGACATTAGTAATACTCTCTATATCTTGGTATATCTTCCACGTCATCCTCTTCTCCAGCCAGTGCAATGAAGCCACCTTGCCGAAAACGGATCAACGCCATCGTCATGCTGTCCACAAAATCGTCGTGATCACCCATCGGGAACGCTGCGCACTCCTCGATAACTTCATCTGCGAACTTTTTATCCGGTGCCCACACCATTCCAGCCTCAAAAAGAGGGGCGACTGTGTGCATCCGAGTCACTTTATCACGACCTTTCGACGGAGTATAATTCATCACAGGTATGCCTGTCCTGCGTAATTCGTCCGTTAACGGCATTCCAGAGGCTTTTGCCTCCACAATTACCATGTCTGGCTCCCAGTAGTCGTGTTCTTCCAGGGCAATTTCCTTCAATTCTGGGAAATTCCACCGTCCTCGTCGTGCATCCAGTAAAATAAGATGGTCTGGGCCGCCGTCTTCTGGTTCAAACACACCCCACGTCGTGATTGCTGAGTAGTCAGCCGTCTCTTTCTTCGAGAACGCAGTATCATAGCTCTGCATGACATACTTGACAGGCGGAATTTCTTCATCTTCCCAGGTTTGCCACCACTCCTTTTTGACAATTGCGCCTTCTGAGGCCGTCGGTTGCTGCTGCCATTGCGCGTTCCACTTGGCAACTGGCAGTGCAGCCTTAACCTTAAGCAGGTCGTCTTTGTTCCAAAATTCAGGCCATAATGGGTTATCTGAGGGCATAATTGCAGGAAATTCAACAACTTCCCACTGATCGCTCATAACGTCATTAGCTTGTGCTTTAAGCAATCGACCGGTGAGATCCTTCGTACCCCACCGTGTCATCACTAGAATAATCGCGCCACCCGGTTGTAGACGTTGACGAGGGCCTGACGTATACCATTCATAAGCGTGATCAAACGCTGTTTCACTAAGGGCATCTTGTTCCGAATGAGGGTCGTCGATGATAAACAGGTCCGCGCCGCGGCCAGTGACTGCTGCACCCACACCAGCGGCGAAATATTCGCCACCCGCTGCCGTACCCCAGCGACCCGCTGCTTTATCGTCTGATTTGAGAAGTGTTTCTGGAAAAATTTCATGATATTGCTCCGATCCCATTAAATCTCGCACTTTTCGGCCAAATCTGACCGCCAATTCGGTGTTATGCGTCGCCTGAATGATCTTTAACTTCGGATTTCGGCCCAAAAACCACGCTGGCATGAGGTAAGACGCGAATTCTGACTTAGAATGACGCGGCGGCATGTTCACAATCAGCCGTTTTATCTCTCCTCGGGCGATTTGTTCGAGCTTTTCGGCGATAATTCGGTGATGTCGTCCTTCGATGAACCCGTCATAGACGTGATGGACGAAGGGCATGAACTGATCTTGGGCCTTTTCACGGGTTTCAAGCCGAATCTGCGCTTCTTTGAGCGACAAAATCTCCTTGAGTACCTCATCTGGCAGCGATTCAAGGGCCGTGGACATTAGCTACGCCGATAATTGCCCATTGGGAACAACGGTGCGTACTGTCCTCGGGCCTGGAAACTTGGCCGTAGCCGCTGCGGAGCCAGGCTTGGCAGCCCGGTATACGCATAACTAATCGGTCCCATCGGCTGATACGCCTGTCCACCAGGAATTGCCTGGCCTTGATACTCTTCTGGCGGTACAACCACCTCTTCAGGTGGCGGAACAATCGGTTGACCACCTCCGTCACCGCCGCCCTGACGATCACGTTCTGCGTCAGCAATCGCCCGTTGACGATCATACAAATCCTGAATGTTCTTAGGAGGCCGGTTTCCAGTCAAAAGGTCACCAAACTGGCTGCCAATACCTCGGCTGTCATAAACAACATTGCCTCTGGCATCATAGGCCACGGTTCTTCCGCCTTCGCCAATAGGTCCGCCAGAGGTGACCACTTCCAAACCATTCGGGTTGTAATTTGCCGACCCTTTCGCCGACGCGCCGTCAACCGACTTAATGCCACGTTCCGCAATTTGATTGGCTAATGCCGCTTGAGGATCAAACAACGCATCCGCAATCCCCTCAACCACACCAACACCTGTCGGAATCTTCGCACCGAACACATCAATTGAACTCGGCAAACCCGTATCAAAACCAAACTGCTTGTCCCTGTAAGCTTCGGCTCGTGCAGCTTCAAGATTTGCCTGCGCTTCCGCTAACGTATAGTCCGGGGACCGAGGATCTTGACCCGCGATTTCCCTTCTTTCCGCTGTAGCCCCTACAGGAATCCCAGTCATTTCGGCATCAATGCCTTGCTGAGACATACGCTCGGCATCTGTCAAAGTTGCAGCCTGTGGGGTGGCTATGCCACGCCCGCCATAAATTGCTGCGTCTTCTGGCTGCTCTTGGAATTGATTAGTGGCTAACGAACCAAGGCCCTGGGCAACTTCATCTTCCATCGCGGCCATTGTTCGAGAATCCGCTAAACCAAGATTTGATGCAGCGGCAAAAGAAGTAGCTGGGTCTGTTGCTTGACGGGTAATCTGTTCCACAGGACTCGCACCACGAAGCGCATCAATCCGAGCATTAGTCGCTGCAATCTCCGCATCACTGGCGGCCCGCTGTTCATCCGTCATGAACCCATCATCAAACGGATCTAACATGTCCATTGGGTCAATCGTGGTCGATACATCTCGGGTCCCGGTCCCCGAACCTGGGACAGGCTGACCAGTGATAGGGTCAATGTTGCCTGTGATATCCAAACCACGGGCACGGAACCTATCTCGTGCAGCAGCAATACTTAACGGATCAAAACCAAGATTTGAAACATCAGGATATGTAGGAGAGCCAGCGGGATCAGCGTAAAAATCATATGCGGAGTCCGTAGTTCCGAGGGCCGGGCCTCTCACTGTTTGAGTCACGGGCGTGGTGGCGAAATTTCCAAAAGGATTGTAACCTAACG